CTATGATATTACCCCTTTCGATTTAACTCGATCAGAGAGTAGTGCTTCTTTTTCTTTTGATGCTACAACAACCGTTACTATTACAACATCTGGAAGCCATGGAGCAGAAGTAGGAGACATTATTCTTCTTGATACTGTCTCAGGAGTTACCGCTTTAGGAATAGGATTTACAGACGCTGATTTTGAAGATGTTAAATTTGAAGTTACAGCTGTTCCCTCAGCTACCACTATGGAAGTTACAATGGGAAGCGCTGCAAGTGGAACCGCTTCAGGAGGAAGTACTGACGTAGAATTTTATTATGTTATTGGACCTATCACTCAGGGATACGGCTATGGATGGGGCACTAATACTTTTGGAGGTTATACGACTCCTCTTACTTCTACGACTTTAAATGGTGCATTATTAAATGATACTGCAGGAACAGGTGGAGTTGGAACCAGTATTACTCTTACATCTACTACAGGTTTTACGGATCCTGGAACTATTTTAGTAGAAAGCGAACTTATTACTTATACAGGAATTTCAGGTAATGACTTAACGGGAATTACTAGAGGAACGAATGGAACATCTAAAGCTGCTCATTCAAGTTTAACCCTTACTTATGATGCTACAGACTTTGTTGCATGGGGAAGTGCAAGTACATCTTCTAATATTGTAATTGAACCTGGTCAATGGAGACTATTAAATTATGGCCAGGATCTATTGGCTCTTGTTCATAACAACAAAATTTTTAAATGGGAACCTTCAATCCCTAATTTATCGGTCCGAGCTGTGCTTGTAACAGGAACTCAGGTTCCCACAGCATCAAGAGATATGGTGCTTTCAGTACCGGACAGACACTTAATTTGTATCGGAACAGAAACAACTTTACAAAGTTCAACCAGTCAAGATGACATGTTTGTGAGATGGTCTAATCAAGAGTCTATAACCGTATGGACTCCAACGGCTACCAATACAGCAGGTAGTCAAAGACTAACGGATGGCTCAAAATTATTAGGAGGAATTGTAGGAAAGACGGCTGTGTATATCTGGTCAGACACAGCAATGTATACCATGAAGTTTATCGGACAGCCTTTTACATTTGGTTTTCAACAAGTAGGAACCAACTGTGGAATGTCCAGTCAACACTCTGCAGCAGAAGTTGATGGCATAGCTTATTGGATGGGACCGAGTGGATTTTTTCAATTTAACGGAAGCAGAGTTCAAACGATGCCATGCTTGGTTGAAGATTATGTTTTCGAAGATATTAATACTGATGCCAATCAACAGATTCATGTAGCGGTTAATGCTTTATTCGGAGAGATTACCTGGTTTTATCCTAGTTTGGGTTCAGACTTTGTGGATCGATCCGTTACCTATAATTATTTATCATCTACTCCTGAGAATCCTATTTGGACCGTTTCTTCTTTGGCGCGTTCAACGTGGACGATCGAAGGAGTTTTTGCTAAGCCCTATTCAACAGAATATAAATCCGGTGTTGCTCCTACTAATCCAACAGTGGTTGGAATTTCAAATGGTGCAAGCTATTACTGGGAACAAGAAAAAGGAACCGATGAAGTATTTACTGATGGAACCACGAATGCCGTTGCGGCTAGTATAGAATCAGGAGATTATGATATTGGAGAGGCTGAAGGAGATGCTGGTGAAGGAGAATTTATGATGCGTATCAGTAGAATCATTCCCGACTTTGGAGCTCAAACAGGAACTGCTAAAGTTTATTTAAATACTAAAGCTTTCCCGAGCAGCACCGCTGCTTCTACTTCTTATAATGCCACTACTTCTACTACACAGATTTTTACAAGACAAAGAGCACGCCAAATTGCTATTAAAGTAGGGAATGTAGACAAGGGACAGACATGGAGAATGGGAACTTTTAGATTAGATATTCACGCAGGAGGCAGAAGATAATGGCAAAAATTTCAGAGGTAATAGCAGGCATTATAGGTCCTGAATTTGACCCTATCAATGTTCAAGGGCTTGCTGATAATGTAGGGTCGGTAGTTCAAAAATTAAATACAACTTATCAACAACAATTAACCGATGAGTATGAAGCCTTTACTTTATTTATGGGTTAAGGTAAATTAAGGAAAAAGAAGAATGGCCAATAAATATATTAATAAAGCATTCAGTCTGACAACTACAAATGCGGTATCCATTTATACGGTACCGAGTGAAACAGTTGCTATCGTTAAAGCAATCCAAGGGTTTAATGATACTGCTAGTGCGATAACTGTAACTATGGCGTTTACTGATACAAGCGCTACTACCGACTATAATATAGGATACGTCTCAAGCAGTACTGTTGAACAGTTTAGTTTATTGACCGATGATCTATTGGTGCTTGAAGAATCGGATGTTTTAAAACTTACAGCCAGTGCAGGTAATCAAATTACAGGAGTAGCTAGTATTTTAGAACAAGACAGGACTTAATGGATATCCACAGAATTAAATGTAAAAGTGAAATTAAGATTTCTAATATAAAAACAGGAAAGATTTATAAAGACGAACAAGAAGTAGAAATAGAGATATTAAAACAAAACGTGACTCCAGAAAACATTCGTCGAGATGTTAAGGTTATTGTACCAGAAGGTCTTGATGTCTTTGGTGAAAAGCCATTAAAATAATGGGACCTCAGGGCGGAACAGAACTTCAGCTTAAAGAATTAGTAAAACGAGTTCCAAGAGAATACTGGAAACGTTTTAAAATAGTTACATCGGTTCCAGAAAAGAAGCCCCTGCATCGGGGAAAGATTAATGTCCTCTGGCAAAAAAACAGCTACGATCAACCCAATATTTATCCCTGGTTCCGAAACAAAGACAACCATACAAAGTACGACTGGTATGTATTCAATAGTCACTGGAATTATGAAAAATATAGAATGCTTTTTGATATCCCGACGGAGAGATGTACCGTTATTAAGAATGCTATCCCTACTATCAACTGGAAAGAAAAAAAATTTTACAAGCATGGAGATAAACTTAAACTTATTTACTGTTCCACACCATGGAGAGGATTGAATATTCTGCTTGCGACTATGGACCTTCTTAAAGACGAAGATATTGAGCTTCATCTTTATAGTTCCACCAAAATCTATGGAGATGACTTTGATGAAAAAAATAAATCTTTATATGCAGCACTTTTTAATCAGGCTGATGCTCTGAAAAATGTCCATAACCATGGATACCTAGATAATCAAAGTTTGATTTCTAAAATGGAGGATACCCATGTCTTTGTTCATCCTTCGATTTGGGAAGAGACTTCATGTATATCAGCTATCGAGGCTATGGCGGCTGGCAACGCGGCTCTAGTGACTAACTTCGGTGCACTCTATGAAACGTGCGCTGACTTTGGTTATTATATTAATTATGATAAAAACACTACCACGCTCAGCCATAATTTTGCAGCAGGCATCAAGCATCTTCAGGAAAATTTACCGAGCGGATTTTTTATAAAACGTCTACAGACTCAAATAAATTATTACCGTCACTATTATAGTTGGAGAATTAGAGCCAGAGAATGGATAGCTTTTTTTAAAACAGCTTTAAATAAAAAAGGAATTGAATGAAAATTAATTACGACAGTATTATAGATGAAGAAAAACTATTTCAGCAGAACCAGATTGATGGATCGGTTCCTGTAAGACCTCCTGTTGATAAACTTAATATTTTTATTGCCACTCCTAACCAGGGATGGTTGGTTTCCCACTATGTCCGAGCGTTAGTTCAGCTTAATACTCTCCTGGCTAAACTTAAAATCTCTTCACGTCTTCATCTTCTGCAGTCTTCGATTGTAACTCACGGAAGAAACCTATGTGTAGCAGAATTTTTAAAATCCCCGTGCAGTCATATGTTATTTATCGATTCCGATATAGAGTTTGATACTACTTCTTTTGTTCCTATGCTTAAGGCCAATAAGGATATTGTACTGACTCCTTATCCAATGAAAGTTATAGACTTTGATAAGGCAAGACGTATATCAAAAGTCAGTGGACGTCCTATTGAAGAGTGTGGATATTATTATGCAATGGCTTTTATAGACAGAAATAACATTGAAATTAAAGAAGGATTGTGCGAGATTGACAGAGGACCCGCAGGGTTTATGTTAATCAAAAGAGGAGTGTTTGATAAGATGATTGAAGCTTATCCTGACATGAAGATTAAACAGACTCAGATGATCAATGGTCAGATGCAAAAGAACACGTACCTTTGGAACTTCTTTGACACTGAATTTGATAAAGAAAGCGGTACTTTTTTAGGGGAAGACTTTGCTTTCTGTAAACGGTGGCGCGCTATCGGAGGTAAGATCTATGCCACTGCCGATCCTTACATTACTCATCATGGTAACTACGCTTATAACGGAAGATTCATTGACGAAGGCGCCAAAGTAAAGTAAGAATATAACGTCTACAGGTGTAATTCCTGCTCATCTAATATATATTGGTTTAAAATTATGAAGAAATCACACGGAATTGTGTCACTAAAAAAAGCAGCAAAGCTGCTTAATAAACACTCCCCTGAAGGGGAAAAACTAGCTTATATCAATCCTGAAGAAGCCAAACTTTTAAGAAGTCATGGGGGATCTGGTATTATGACACTAGCTAACGTACCTTCTTACTGGGA